TTATACAAAGACCTTAAAGATAGTTGGTTAATCACTGATTGGCAAGCAGCATTACTAGTAAAAGAAGTTGCTACTAATGAAGAACAAACATGGGACGGATTGTCTGATTGGCTTGATCGTCTAGGTGTTGTAGGTACCGCTGTAGCTGGTACTGCTGCTGTTCTACGGGCAGGTAAACTATTAAAGAGTGCTAACGCTATTAATAACGTAGAGCGTACTCTTGCAGCAGGTGGTGGTAAGAGCGCCATTGTATCTGCTGAAGGTGCTAAGATTACTTCTGAAGTAGCCAACAAAATGCGCTTACAAGCTGTAGGTGTTGTTGCTGGTGAACTTACTGGTATTGCTACTGCCATTGACCTAGGCAAACTAGTTAGTGTTAACGCAGCTAAAGTGTTGCCAGATGTAATTACCACTGCTGCAGATGATCTACAAAAACTAATTCGTCAGCCAGTAGACCGCTTAATCAACGAGTTGCAGGATGTTATTGCAGCCAAAGGTGTTCGTGCTGATGAAGCTGCTGCTGAATTAGCAATGCTTGAGCGTACCTACTCAAAAGCCAACAACCCTAACGTACACTCTGTAGATCCTTTTAAACTATCCGAAGACGGTTTAGTAATTACTGGTAAAGTATATTACAAACCAGAGAACGCGTCTTCTTTTCTAACTAAAGAAGCAGCAGAAGCGTATATTAAGGCTGCTGATCCTACAGGTAAGATGGGCATGAAAGTTGTGCCCGACACAACTAACACTGCGTACCTAGTGGAAGAATCTGTTAAGAAAGATTTACAACTACGCAAAGCTGCACTAGAAGCACAGATCTTAGAAGAGATTAATGCTGCTAAAGTTAAGCCACCAGTTAAAGGTGGCGAGGTTGAAGTTGGTGTTCTAGACATTAAAGCACCTAAAGAACTAGAGTTAAGCAAGCCTCGTTGGAAAACTGCAGGGCTAGTGTTTGAATCAGACATTGACAAAGCTGCCTATCAAGTTGGCAGCAAGACTAAACCTAGCAAGAGTGATCTAGTCATTAAAGAATGGCTGCAGAAATCTACTGGTTGGTCTGATGCTGAAATCATAACACACGCTAACACAGTACGTACATATATTAAAGAGAATGAGGTTGCCACTGATGATGTAGGTAACATTTTAGTTGCTAACAACTATAACGGCCCTAAAATGTCAGCGTCTCCTGTTGTACAGCAACAGTACGACACTGCTTTTAAATTACTTGATTCTGATCCCTCTTTAATTAAGATTGGTAATTTATCTTTATCACCTAACACTCAACAAAAGTTTATTGCTGAGTTTATAGGTAAACTTGGTACAGCACTAGGCATGCAAAACCGTAAGGTTATTGTAATGCAATACAGTGACATGAAAAAAAGCACTGTACCATTTATTCAACAGTACGTCAAAACTATTGACAAGAATTACCCTACCGCCGCTGCACTACACTCTGATTTTGGAAATGGACAATCAGTTATTGTTATGCGGGCACAGGTAAATTCAAAAACAAGTATTCGTTATTACATGGAAACATTTGCCCATGAATACGGACATGCTTTTGATGCAGAGTTTAATAGTAAGTATTTTGCAACTATGCAGAGTGCTTTTAATTCGTGGCTTACTGGTAAAGGTCTACGATATATTGGTCAGGGTAAACATCAGAAAGTTATGGAGATGTACCCACCAGAGATGTTAATTGAATATCGCAATTTAACTATGGGTAAAGACCTGTTAGACAACTTTGTACAAAAGTGGTTTAACGGAGATAAAAAAGCATTTACTGTTGCAGAGTCACAACTGCATCCTTGGGCAAATAGTTATGCCGAGTTCTTTGCAGAACAGTTTTCTAAGTGGGCCTTCACTGACGAAGTGCCTACAACTGTTCTTGGACAAGCATTTGCTAATTTAGTAAATGGCTTTAAGATGATTGCGGCAGAACTAAACACTCGTTTATCTCAGTTACTAGGCCGTGAGATTGATGTTGCAACTGCTGACAAAAACATCACTAAGATGTTGAATGACCACATTGCAATGTTACGGGGTGATATTGGTACAACACGTGCATCTGAAGCTGTAATTGCTAGAGAAACACGAGAAATTCGACCTTCTCTAGATAATCTAGAGCGTCAACTAGAAGAAGTAACTGCTGAGTTAAATGCAATTGAAGATGCAGAGAGAGGTCTTAGAACTGGTTACGTAGTTGAGCAAGCCATTGACCGCACTCTAGATTATTCACTTGTTGGTAAATATTCTGATGAAGATATTAATAGCGCCGCTCGTTTTGCAATGGGCGATTGGGCATTGTCTACCTCCAAAGAGTTATACGGGCAACGTGTAGTAGGAATTGCACAACAAAGCCGTTACCAGAAGTTACTGACTAACTTTGTGCGTCCTTCTCTTGAAAGACTAAGCAAAGCTGAAATGGTAGCACTAAACGATGCGCTAGTACTTGGTGATAAAGAAGGTAAGGTATTCCAACCTAACGAATTAGCTGGAATGGGCCTATCTTCTAAAGCTCGTGAGGGTTACTACAAGGTACGTGCTCTACGTGATGTAATGTGGCAGATTCGTAATGATGTGGCTGCTAAAGACATGACACGCCGTGGCTACATTCAACTTACTAGCCGTATTCCTCTAACAGAAGACAACCGCTTGTTTGTTAAGCCTCGTGCAGTTGTAGATGGTGATGCTGTGTTCCTAGCAGACACAATGTCTCCTGCTCGTATTACTGATCAGTTCTTAGCAGAAAACCAACTACGCGGATATACATTCTACGAAGTTGCTGAGCCAGTTGAGATTGACGGCAAGCTACGCCGCATCATTGGTTTTCCAACAGATAGCTACGACACTGCTAGAATTACCAACGTAATTCCTTACCGTGCTGGTGAGTATCGCCGTATCTACAGCGACGAATACTTTGTTAAGATTAAGTCTGTGTACGAAGTTGACGGAAAGATGGAAGAAGTTGTGCAGACACACCGCACAGCATCTAGTCTAGCAGACGCTAAAGCATACGTTAAAGCACTTAACGAAGCTAAGGCACTGCATGCTGCTGGCAACCTAACCATTGCTGAAGCTAGCCGTTTAATGGAGCCGTTTGGTTGGAGGCCAGAAGAAATTATTTCAGCACTGGACAGTAACCGATTTGGACAATCATTTAACGTAGAAGTTTTGTACACACGTACAGATGATGACTACGTAAACGAAACCATTGGCCTATCATCTAACTACTCTTCAAAGCGTGGTGATAAGATTCTATCTGTGTTTGGTAAAGACACTGTAAACACACTTAGTCCACTAGATAGCGTAGCTGCTGAAATTGGCAACACTGCTTATGTAGCTTCAATTACTGAATGGCGCGAGAGCCACGTTATCCGTTGGTTCAACACGTTCGCAGATGATTTACCTGCTAATGTACGCACCATGTCTCCTGATGCTGCATTCCGTTACATGCTGAACAACAAAGGCATGTACATCGGTACTAGTAAGCGTCTAGCCACTGCTGAGAAGGTGCAGGACTACATTGTTGCACAGATGAACATTCCTACTAAAGAAGAAAAGCAATATCTCGGCTTTATGCGAATGATTAGCGAATCTCTAGAAGATAAAGTTGGTGGTAAAGCAGTGTCTAAACTTGGTGCTACACTACGTGCTACCAAAGACTATCCAACATGGGCACGAACCATTGCGTTTCACAGCTTCTTTGCATTCAATCCTGTACAGTTCTTTATGCAGGGTATGAACGCATTCAACGCAATTGCAATTAGTCCGCTACATGGTATTAAGAGTGCCAAAGCATCTTCACTATATTCTCTTGCATTGTTCAGTGATCAAGAAGATATTTGGCGCAACGTAGCTAAAGTAAACAACCTCACTAACCTTGGCTTAGGCATGAAGGAAGATGAGTTTGTGGAAGTTGTACGAGCAATTCGCCGTACTGGTCTAATGGATGGCATCAACACTACGAGCTTGTACGGTGCTGAAGTTGGCAAGTACGGCATCTTTAACAAGGTGAGCCGTAGGGCTGGAGACACCTCTGCTGCATTCTTCAACGCTGGTGAAGGTTATAGCCGACTAGTTAGCTTTGACATTGCACGTAGAGAGTTCATCACTGCTAACCCCGGCACTGCTTGGTGGACTGATGATAACTTAGCTAAGATTATTGAGCGTCAAGATAGTCTGACTCAGAACATGACTCGTGCTAACACTGCTACATGGCAGCAAGGCTGGAAGTCTATTCCTACTCAGTTCGTTCAATATCAGGTAAAGTTGATGATGAACATTGTGCAAAGCTTGTTAGGTAACCCACGAGCATTCACACAAAGAGAAGCTGCACAGCTACTAATAACACATACGCTAGTAATGGGTACTGCAGGTGCATTCCTGTGGCCCTTCCGTGATTTACTAACTGACATGCTTCCTGAAGACATGTCTGAGACACAGCGCATCACTGTACAACAGGGTGTGGTTGCTGGTGCCATTGCTGCACTAACTGATGGTGAAGCTAAACTAGCACTAGGTAGCCGATTCAACACATTCAAATACTACGAAGACATTATCAAAGGTCTACTAGACCCCGAGAAGTCTTTCCTAGAGGTAGCTGCTGGCCCATCTGGTTTCGCTGCTCTACGACTGCTAGGAGGCGTTGGCGAGGGTCTACAGATTATTGCTAAGGCACCTATGACTGTAGATACGCTACAGGCTGCTATGATGGAAATGGGTAAGGGTAGTTTCTCGTTTATTAATAACGCACAGAAAGCCCGCATTGCAATGGCTAACTACAACCAAGTGCAGAGTAGCAGTGGTGCATCTATGTTCCGCGTTACAGACACTGAAGCATGGTTGATTGGCTTTGGCATTCCTCCTGTTGCACAAGAGAACCTATCTATTCTGTACAGCAGCAAGAAAGCCCATGACGATGATATTAAGTCGGCTGGTAAGGCGGTAGGTAAACATGCTATGCTGGCACTCACTGCATTGCGTAACAACGACAGCGAAGGACACAAGACACATGCTGCAGTTGTGCAAGCTATTCTAAACACTTATTCTGGTGCAGATTTACAACAACTATATCGTGAAGCATATAAAGTAGAAGCATTTACTCAATATGAAAAGATGCTGACTGATCAAGCTGTAAAAGACTGGAAGATTAAAGATATTACTACGGACACAGGAGTACAGAAATAATGGCAACTTTTCGTGCAGACATTACTAGAAGCGTAGAGCCAGCAACGGCTAATCCTGCACTACTAGGTAGGGCAGCGGAAGCTAACGCTCGTGCAGTGGGCACCTTAACAAACCTTGCTGGGGAAATGTACAAAGGTTATGTTGCTGGTGAAATGGCTAACATTGAAGAACAAGCTGCAAATCTTGCAAGTGAATTCTTTGTTTCTGGACAAGCTGCACAACAAGCAGCCAGACAACTTCCGGGTGCAACAGCAACTGCAACAACTGCTCGTAACACCATGTTTAGCCAACTGGAACAGTCTGGAGTAACTCTTCCACTACAGCCTGATGATCCTCGTAATCAACAACTGGCAGCGTTTGATTCAGAAGTAAACCGACTTAAAGCTGCTGTTGAAGGAGGCATGTCTAACGAACGTTACGTGTCCCGCATTGACTCGCTAACAAAGAGTGCAATTGCTAAGTTCCCCGGCTTAGCTGATCAAATTCGTGAGCGTGTTGCTTCTGTTACTGGTATGCCCGGTGCAGATCGTTGGGCACAGATGAGTTACGTTCGTGATCGTTTTACTCCTCCTAAAGAAGACCGGAGTAAAGTTAAAACACCAGAAGACATGGCACTTCAAGATATTGACGAAGCTGCTAAGACAGGTATGTTTGGAACCCGTGAAGAACTGCTAAACATCTACCGTACTGATCGTGCTACTTACGATGTGCGTATGACAGGTTTTAAACAAGTTCTAAGCCAACAAACACAAACTAAAACACTTGAAGCATACACTGGTGGGCTACGTAACCAAGGCGACCTACAAGCAGATCAACAACGGGCTACATTTGCAGCAGTGTTTAGTGGTGCGTTAGGCACTAGCGTACTTACTCAAGCAGTACAAGATAAAGAAAACACGTTTGGTAGCACACTGGATTTAATGTCAAAAGGAGATCCTGCTGCTCTAGATCCTACTAGATTTAAAGTGTTAGTTGATTTACATAATGCTCAAATGCGTACTAACGTCGAAGGGGCTCGTCGGCAAGCATATACGACAATCGACACATACATTGCTAACAACCCTAATATTTCAGATGCTAAACGTAAAGAACTTTATGCTGATGTAGATAGAGCTACAACACTTGCATTAGGTAAATACGCTGACGATAAGGGTGTTGGCCTATCTGCTATGGCTGCTATTTTTAAAACATATCGTGACAAAGGTCTTGCGGAAAAGGCACAGCTTGTAGAACTAGCCATCAAGCAACAAACTGCTATGCAGAACAACCCTATGGTTATGTCGTATTGGGCTGGTGGTGTAGATCGAGAGAACCTTAAGCGAACCAACCGCTCATTCTACGAGTTCATGGTAGGCCAAGAGAATGAGCTTACTAGTAGCATTTCTGGTGTTCGTAACGAGATTAAAGGTGCCACTGATTTAGCTAACGTACAGCGTGTACTAGTACAGTCACAAAACAATCCTGCTGCCGTTCCTGTTGATCCTGTTGCTTCTCCAAATACCACTCGTGCTGCACATCAGGCGCAGATGGCTACTGCTGCTGAGTTGTTAAAGAAAGCTAACCTGCAGCCAATGGAAGTAAACATTGTAAGTGCTGCATTAAGTACGTCTACTCAGTATGGGGCCAATAGTCAGCTTCTTACTCGTGAGTACCGTAGATTAGGAGATAAGATTCTTACGCTAGCTGAACCTGATCAAGCAGTGATTAAAGCTAACGTTAGTAACAGTATTACACAAGCAGTACGCAACGTGCAGGATGTTAAAGGCGTTGTGGAAACAAAATACAAAGTTAAGCTACAACTTGGTGTTAATGATGCTGGCGAGATTAGTGTAGTTGCTCCTGCTCCAGTAGTTCGTCCCGGAGTACCTGCACCACGAGTACCACAAGACTATTTCCTAGCTTCAGAAGAGTTTACAAAGCAACTTAAACCCATGCTAAACAACATGGTGTTTGGTCGTGCTATGCTGACTAAAGAGCAACCTAAGGCTGTTGGTCAAGACTTTGCTACGCTTATTAATAACAACCAGCCTTACGGCGGTTTCTTCAGCATGCAAGCACAACCAGTGGCTGCTACAGCAACACCTACTGCTCCTTCTCAAGCAGCACCCGCTGCACGGGCAGCTAGTACCCCTACTGCTGGCGGTAGTCTAAAGGTAGGTGATGTTGTTAATGGCTACACCTACAACGGTGGTGATCCAAACGTAGAAACTAGCTGGAGCAAGAAATAATGGAACCGTGGAAAATGGTGTGGGATAAGGTTACTGGTGCTGCTCCTGTAGTGGCCCCTCCTGAACCCGCCTCTACACCAACACAAAAACCAGATTATCTTGAACGACTAAAGATGGCTGAGAGCAGTGGTGTTGCATCTGCTGCAGCTAAAACTAGTAGCGCCGTAGGGCACCATCAGTTTGTAGAACGTACATGGAAAGATCTAACCAAGAAGTATAACTTAAACTATACTTTGGAGGATAGGGTAGATCCTGAAAAGTCAAAGCAAGTTGCTGAACTATACACTAACGAGAACAAAGCTGCATTACAAAAAGCATTGGGCGCAGAACCCACTGATACACAGCTTTATGCAGCACATTTCTTAGGTGCTACTGGTGCAAAAAAGTTTCTGACTGCACCGCCATTTAAGTTGGCTAAGGACGTTATGAGTCCTGATCAAGTTAAGGCAAACAAGAATATCTTCTTTGATAAAGATACTAATAAGCCTAGGACAATTGGTGAAGTATATAAGGTGTTACAACTAAAAATTAAAGAATAAGAAAAGGGGCATTAAGCCCCTTTCTTTATGCTACTCGTACAATGTCGTAGCCAAAACTACGAATGATGTACATCGGCAGATGTTCCCCCGACTTCAGGGACGCTTGCTTCCTCATGAATTTCCGAAGTGCTGACCGTGCGCTGTTGTAGTTGCTGAAGGACACCTTCAAAGATTTTGGCAGACTGCCCTTCACGTTTTTGAGCTTGTACATGTTGTTTCCTTTCTTCTCTTGCAATTAAATACTGAACATTGTGTAGTGCCTTATACAGGTCTTCTAGTGGCTTACCTTTGTCTTTCCAGCGCATCAAGTACTTCACTGCGCTAGCCTCCCACCCATTCATGTCATATGCTTCCCAGACTTCCCACGGCTGGATCTTACGATCCTTGTAGTGGTTACCTCCGTA